ATGGAAGCGCCAGTCGGAAGACAAAAGGGAGTGGATTTAGAATGCCCTGGTCCTACAAGAGAGCTAAACATAACCCTTGTGGTGGGCAGGGTTGTGAAAAGTGTGAAAAGGGGAGGGTGGACGAATTGGCGTATCTTCCGGTATTTCGATATGTCGTTGGTCCTCTCAGTACAATTATTCAAATCGATCAAACCCCAAGTGTTGAGATTCTTAAAATGTCAGCGGTTCGTACGGATATACCCCAAACGACACACGTAGAACCTCCATCAGTTGTGGTAAAAGAGGGTACGTTTTCGAACGAACAAACGAAGGATGAACTCCATGATGAAGAAACGAAAGGACTTATACAAGAATATGTTCGCAAACACTTGGAAGGTCAACAAAATTCGTACATCACCAAACTCTTCAAACATAAACAAACCTTCCTTGCCTCGACAAACTCAAAATATTGTGAAAACTTGAAGCGTGAACATGGATCCAATCATGTATGGTTTATCATCAGTGGAAATGAAATTATCCAGAAATGTTTTTGTAGGTGTGAGACACTTTGGGGAAGACGAGATGGGTTCTGCAAAGACTTTTGTGGGCGTAGACACCTTCTCACTCCAAACATTACTGATAAGCTATATCCCAAAAAAGAACAAATGAAGTACTGCCCAGAAATCAAGAAACGTATTGAAAAGCCTGCGATTGGGTATGGTAGTATCAAGAAACCCCTAGAAATGTTCATAACGAAAAATATGAAAGCCCCAGAAGGAACACAAGTCGTTAAGATTGAAAAAAATAAGACACACTTCATAGCTCTCACAAGCTCAAAATACTGTGAAACGATTCGGGGTGTACACGAAGATGTTTCGATGTCGTATATCATTAAAGGGAAGGAGATTACACAGAAGTGTCCAAAATGTAAACGAGGTACACCAAGAACACACGTCTTAAATACAGACATTGTAAAGGTACTTAAACAGTAATTTCTCTATATACCCAAAATGTACAAGACACGAACCGGGCGTCTGATAAAGAAACCTGTTACATTTCAACCAACTGAAACGGATCTAGTGGACGATTATGCCGTAGATGATCACGATACAGACTTTGATTCTGACCTTGACACAGAAGATGAAGAGGAATATACCTCAGATGAAGACGACGACGAAGACGAGATGGATGAAAATGGTAATCTCAAAGACTTCGTCGTGGATGATGAGAGTGAGTCAGAAGACACTTAAAAAAAACAATGGTAAAATTAGAAATGGAGACTGACATTGGAAACCCAATTGATTATGACCCATCCGTGGATCCTTTAAATAATGAAAAGATGGATGACACTGTTCAGGAAGAACAGCAATATTACAACGACTATAATATGCAAGTTCCACATTCATTCCCTACTCCACCCCCTCCTCCATCACAGTCAGAGAAAAATGATTTTCTAACCAATATTGATAAGTCGACTTGGATTATAGCATTTGCGGTGTTCCTTCTAGGCTTTTTTATGGGGAAAACCATGCAGCCAGTGATCCTCCGGTACACTTGAATAGGCGACAAAAGTACCTATATCACCATAAATAGGTTTAATATTTCCCGACTCACCCATTTTGATGAGTTGAGTTGGGTATGTAGGAATGATAAACGCATCATCTGTATCCTCAATGAAACCAGCAGTCGTCGAAGCTTCTGGCTCTGAAACTGTTTTGCTTTTTAAATTATATTTCGGTTTAAAAAACAAAATAAAGAAAGCTCCTACGAGGAGTATCGTGATGATAATCCGGAACATTCCGTTTATTGTATATGAATATTTTTATCTAAAAACAATGGTATACTGTTATTTTTAGACAAAGGATAATTAGGTGTTTTTTTTGCTTAGACCGACTCCTCATCCTCCTTAATTTCCTCCATCTTTCCATCGGTCGAAGCCTCAGCCTCAGCCTCGCGCTTCTTCTGACGCTCCTCCATCTCCTTTGCGACGATCGCATCAGCTTCCTTGACAAGCTCTTCCATAGGAGTATCCGGCTTTTCCTTCTTGAGACGCTCGAGTACTTCGGCAGGGTGAGAAATAGGCGCCTCGTCAGGCTTGGTGTAAAACCTGGAGTTCTCATCACCAGCCGTGTAACCAATCTTCGTATCCATCATTCCCTGCTTACGTTCCTGGAACATACGAGCAGCCTGTGCCTGGTTCTCACGGTAACCGGTCATGATCTCCTCAAGCTTGTCGTTCGTGTAGTGAACATCCTCAATCTTGGAAGAATCTGGGGGGATGAGAAGCCACTTGTACATGTCTACGACGTAGATGTCGAAAGTGGGATCCTCCTTCTGAAGACGCTTTGCATGGTTAGCCGCCTCGTCACGAGTCCCGAACGCACCACGAATCTTGATACCAAACTTATCAGTCTTCTGGGGTGCATCTGGGCCGACGACGGAGAGGCAGGCAAAAATCTGACCAGGGACGGTAGTGTAATCTTGTTCAAGAGACATTATACTTATGTAAGTGTTTAAAACTTTAAGCTTCCTAAGTAAGGCTATTAAAAACACGAAACTATACTTAAATATGGAGGAGATTCGAAAGAATCACAACGATGCCAAGAGGAGTCTCATACAGAGTGTCGCCCGTGAGGGTCAACACATCCTCGATGTTGGTTGTGGTTTTGGTGGAGATCTTCAGAAATGGTCAAAGTGTGGTGTCAATATAAACATGTGTGATCCAGAACCAGATGCTCTTGAAGAGGCTCGGTCAAGGGCGAAAAATATGCACATGCGGGTGAATTTTTATGAGGGTGACATCCACAACTGTCCAAACAGAAAATTTGACATCGTGTGCTTCAATTTTTCACTTCATTACATCTTTGGGTCAAGAGGATTGTTTATGAGTTCAATCAGGGAAATCAAGAAGCGTGTGAAACCTGGTGGTCTTCTCATAGGTATCATACCAGATTCAGAAAAGATCATCTTCAAAACACCATACCAAGATGATACTGGTACCTTTTTCAAACTGAAAGAGCATGGAAATGGTGGCTTTGGTGAAAAATTGTTCGTACATCTGGCTGACACACCGTACTATGCAGAAGGACCGAAATCTGAACCAGTAGCATACAAGGATCACCTGGTCACTGGTTTGGAAGATTTGGGATTTAGATTACAACTTTGGGAGGGACTCTCAGGAAATCCCATCTCAGAATTGTATAGCAAATTTATCTTTGTCTATAACAGATGATAGCTCTGGCTTTACTTATTGTCATAAATCTTTTTATTCTCAAAATGACACGTGAACCGTCAGTCCTCGTGGAAGTGAGGCAACGATACAAGAAACTTCGCGATCACATCATCGAAACGAAGAATGAAAAGTACCAGATGCTCACGACCCCCGTGCCCCTCACGGGAATGCAACGAATGAAGGAGAGTGTAGGGTACAACACAAACAAGGGTGCGGAAATTGTCGTGTGCCTAGATGGAACTGTGAACGACGTCTTCCATGTACTCATTCATGAATTGGCCCATTGCACAGTGAAGGAATATACCCACTCTGAACAGTTCTGGAAAAATTATATAGAACTTCGTGACTTGTGTGTCGAGCTTGGCATTTACAAACAGATCCCAGAACGTAAGGAGTTTTGTGGTCAGCACATCCAGGATAAATAATCTCTGTGTACTTTAAATGAAAACACCAGTCAGTGTACTACTGATGGCTATCGCATACTGGATAGTCATCTATGGGGTCACAATAGTACCTCAATATGTAACAAACTATTACGTCAACCTCTTGTGGATGACTGTAGTCATACCAAATGTATTTCGTTTTGCTGTCGGTAACATCCCCCGTCTCGCAGTGGATCGTGTATTTTTCTTGACCGCGACACTCATTGGTCTCGTGCTGACTTTCCTAATCAACCAGATTTCGAAGGAAACGAAGGAGGCTATAACCGATCCCACTGCTTCTAACAACAAGAAACTTAAATTGAGTGGCTTGTTGGTAGGGACATTCGCAGCGGGAGCCCTTGCGACGTATTTTGCGGGTATTGATACCTCGATTTACAGTAATATGGGCTGGGAAACAACCGTCTAAGGCTTAACAATGTAATCCTTGACAATGTAGAAGGCCACAGCCGCCACAACACCAGTGGTGGCAAGACCAACCATACTCCTACCCCCTTGTTCGTTAAGGAACTTGGGGATAGAGGTCGCAAGACGGTCCTGTACAGGCTTACTCACAGCGGCGGCGGTGCACGCAGCGACGACGAGGGCAGTGAGCTGATCATCGGTGAGATTAAGGGGGTTCTTCTTCTCGGGCTCAGGGGGAGCTTGGGGAACTGGGTAAGCGCCCTGGGGTTGGGGGGCGGTCATTTGGGGCATCATACCTTGCATGCGAGGCTCATCGGTCATCATAGGGGGGTCCATCATAATATCGTTAATGGGAGTAGAATCCATCGTCTCTTTACTTTGTACCATATTTTTTTCAGCTTTAAAAGACGTAGAGGGATTATCATGAAGAGGAACCATTCCTTCTCCGTCGTCGGAAAGATTCATAGTGTGTACTTGGTCTGAAGCCATCTATTATATCACTATGATTTTTGAATTCAATACTCAACGCGTCTTTGTGATTTTAAGATTGGTCTTCTTCGTCGCCTTCTTAGCATCATCCTCCTTCTGTTGGAGATGTTTAGGATTATACATCTTCTTATGAAGTCTCCATAGATCTGGACCCCCAACCCTAAAATTCTTTCTGACTGTGGCCTTGTACCAAAACACACAATCTTGAATCTTGTTAGACTTGACTGTATTGTCTAACACGAGACATTCGTAGTTTTCCGTACATGCATCCATGACCTTACAGAACATATCGAAAGAAGGGAAGATACCAAAAAAGGACTTGTACAATTTTTCTCGATTCTGAATGATATTCTCCCTGAGGATAAACACATAGTCAACATTCGCACGAAGGGCTGGTGGAAGATCCATAACGTACTGCATCGTCAACATGAAGAAGATCTTCCAGTGACGACCATTCATGAAACATTGTCGAATACAAGTATCCTTGAGGAACTTTGAATCATACATACAGTCATCTAAAAGCATGAAGGCTCCACAATTTGTCTTCCCTGAACCTACAAGTTTACGTTGTCTCGCCATGACTCTTTCAATAGCGTCTCGGTCGTAATCACCATAAATGAACAAATCTGGGATAAAATCGGAATAAAAGTGATTCCCTTCCTCTGTCCCAGAAAGAACTATACCCGCTGGGAGATGTTTCTTATGGAACATGATATCTTTCACGAGAGTCGATTTACCCGTATTACGCTTACCAATGAAAACACACACCCTATCATCTGAAATGGTCTCGGGTTTGAATTTTCTCAGCTGAAGATTCATTCTACTCTAGTGTCTCGTTTTATTTACCAAAATTTTACTCATATACAGTAGGAATGGCTGGTCGTCTGAGACTTGCCGCCACCGGAGTCCAAGACCAATGGCTCACAGGTGAACCACAATTTTCGTATTTCCTGACGAATTTCAAAAGACACACGAAGTTTGCATTCGACTTTGTGGAAAGTCAGTTTGATAGACAAATTGATTTTGGAAAGATTGTGACTTGTAATATTCCAAACGATAAAGGTGATCTCGTCAGTAACTTTACACTTAAAGTCACGTTACAAGATCCAACCCCTGATGCGGGTGGACAAAACACGACTATATGGTGCCCTTCTGTGATAACCCATCTTATCGAGCACGCAGAACTTCTCATCGGTGGTCAGCCTATTGAAAAGATCACAGGCGAGTACATCTATATGCATCAACAACTTCAGAACACGAATGATGACATAGATCAAACTCTTTACTTTCTGAATGGTCATGGAAATATACTCAGTTATCAGTCTGGTACACCATACACATATTTCATCGATCTCCCATTCTATTTCTATAGAAATCCATCCCTTGCTATACCGACTTGCGCCCTCACAAAACAGGTTGTCGAAGTGAGAATCAAACTCAGACCACTCGCAGATCTCATATTTGGTGGTGCTTCGTCTGGTGTTATCAGTTCAATTCAGAAGTTTTCGATTGATACAGAGTTTGTTTATGTGACACCCGATGAAAAAAACTTTTTGATGTCTCGACCACTTGATTATGTCATCACACAGGTTCAACTTGCTCAATTCAAAATGAAAGCTGGTGAAAATGAAAAATCTGTGATGCTCAACTTTTCACACCCAGTCAAAGAGTTGTACTTTGTTTCGCAATCCGAAGAATCTGTTCAAAATAACTACCCAAATGAATATAATACCATAACGACTGCTGAGCTGAGGTTCAATAATGAGGTTGTCTTCAAAAGGGATTCGAAGTTCTTGGTGTATGAACAATCACTCAAGCATCACGTGAACTGTCCACTCGCAACTGAAACTACACCATCGGCACCTTTTGATAGTTCTCAGTACACCTTTGGACCTGCAAAGTTTGGGATGTACTCATTTGCACTGAAACCCGAATCACCCCACCCAACTGGTCAAGTGAACATGAGCAGGATTTCACATAAACTCTTCACGATTAAGATAGATCCCATAAACCAGGTGGATGATAATAACACGAGAGTATACGCAATTAACTATAATGTTTTACGTGTTGAGAGTGGTTTAGCAGGATTAAAATTTTAGATAGATATAGTAGTAATGGCTGGACAAGTTCAACTTGCTGCCTCTGGACCCCAAGAGCAGTTTTTTACATTGAATCCAGACTACAGTTATTTTGTAGAAAGTTTCAAGAAACATTCAAACTTTTCTACACAGTATGTTGATGTGGATCCAGAAAACCAGGTAAATCTTGGAAGTAAAGTTCGGTTTAAGATACCACAGAACCAAGGTGATCTTTTGAAAACACTCAG